CCTGGTATTTGACCTTGAAGCTGACGGCCTGCTCGAGAGCGTCACGAAAATTCATTGCATCGTCATCAGCGCTGTCGATAGCGATCGTGTGTATGAATATGGGCCCGGGCAAATCGACGAAGCGCTCGAGCATTTGTCCCGAGCCGACATGCTGATCGGGCACAACATTCAAGGCTTTGACCTGCCGGCATTGCTCAAATTGCATGACTGGGCACCGCCGCCCGAGTGCCGGGTCATCGATACGCTGATCGCCGGGCGGTTGATCCTGCCGAACCTCGATCGCCTCGACGGCGAGGTCGTGCAGCGGACTAAGGACAAAGCGTTCGGCAAGGTTTTCGGAAAACACACTCTTCAAGCTTGGGGCGTCCGCCTCGGTCTAATGAAAGTCGGTACCGAGCTTGAGAACTGGGCCGACTGGACACCGGAGATCCAGGCGCGCTGCGTCCGCGACGTGGGGATCAACAAGAAGTATTACCAATTCCTGCGGCCAGACGGTTACCCGCAAGCGGCGCTCGATCTCGAGCATATCGTTGCCGCCATTTGCGATCGGATCACCACAGATGGCGTGCCATTCGATACTGCGGCAGCGGAGCAACTCTTTGCGGATTGGGAGGCCAGGCGGGCTGCGCTCTTGACGCCGCTGCGCGAGCAATTCCCGACCGTCAAGAATATTGGCTCGCGGCAGCAGCTCGGAGCGCTGCTCGAGACTCGTGGTTGGGTGCCGCCGAAGCGGACGCCGAAGACCAATAAACCAGTGATTGATGACGAGCTGCTCGAGTCACTTCCTACAATCTTTCCTGAGTTCACCGGCCTGGCTGAATATTTCGTCCTCGGCCGCCGGCTCGGACAGCTGGCAACGGGCAAGCAGGCGTGGATTGGCAGCGTCGCTGCGGACGGCCGCATCCACGGCGGCCTGATCCACATCGGCACGCCGCACTCCAGGGCCAAGCATCTCGAGCCCAATCTGGCGCAGGTTCCCAATCACAAGAAGGGCGGCGCCTTCGCCGCCGAGTGCCGCCGACTGTTTCGTCATCACGGCGACCGCGTGTTCGTCTGCTGTGACCAGGGCAACCTGCAGGACCGTGGCTTCGCCCACTACCTCGCTGCGCATGACGGTGGCGCCTATGCCCGGGCATTCGCAGAGGGCGCCGACCAGCACTGGGCGACGGCGACCGCGCTCGGCCTGGTGTCGGAGGCTCGCGACAAGAACAACGAAGTTCACACCGCCATCCGTGAGGGCGCCAAGCGATTCCGCTACGCCTTTCTATATGGCGCCGGCGGCTTGAAGCTCGGGCAGATCATCGCGGACATCGTGCGGGCGGTGGCCGCTATCGACGCCGCTGCCGGAAACGCGCTCGGCGCGAAGTTCTGGGCCGGGGACAAGCACCCGGGCGAGAACGTCTTAAAGCAGACTGGTAAGCGCGCTCTCGACCGGTTCGTCAATGCGACACCCGGTCTAAAAGAGTTGCGCGCAAGTTTCACGCGCGAGCACCGCAAGCACGGCTGGGTCGAGGGACTCGACGGGCGACGGGTTCCGACAGAAGCCGACTACAAGTCGCTCAATCGCATCGTTACCGCGAGCGAAGCAGTCATCTGCAAGCGTTGGCTGGTCGACACGTACGCCGAGCTCTGCGCGCGCTTCCGCTACGGCCCCAACGGCGACGTATACCTGGCGCTCTGGATCCACGACGAGCTCGTGGCTTGTTGCCGGTCAGCCATCGCCGAGCAGGTAGGCGAGATCCTTACTCGCCACGCCCGTAAGGCCGGCGAGCCCTACGGCTTTCGCGTGCCGCTCGAGGCCGAATCCAAAGTCGGCCGCGACTGGCTCGGTACCCCATTGGAGGATTGAAATGCAGATCATGCGCACGACCGCGAAGCTGCCGCCGATCATCGTAATCCACGGCCAGCCGGGCATTGGCAAGACGACGCTGGCACAGAATTTTCCCGCGCCGGTTTTCATTCAGACCGAAGACGGCTGCCCGAGCGGATTAGAGATCGACACCTTTGGGCTGCTCGACAGTTACGCCGGCGTAATCGACGCTATCAAACATCTCGGCAACGCGCCGCACGAATACAAGACCGTGGTCCTCGACAGCCTCGACAAGTTCGAGCCGCTAGTCGTAGCGGCGCTCTGCGCCCAAAACGGTTTCGCTTCAATCGAGAGCCCCGGCTTCGGCAAAGGTTGGGTGATGGCCGATCAATGGTGGCTCGACTTGCTGCGCGGGCTCGAGTGGCTGCGCCGCACCCGCGGTATGACAATCGTCCTAATCGCACATTCCGAGATCGCCACCATCAATGATCCACGCACGACCAGCTTCACCTCATATCAGCTGCGACTACACAAGCGCGCACGGGCATTGATCGAAGACAGCGCCGATCTAATCGGGTTCCTAGCGACTGACGTCGTCATTAAGACCGAGCAAAGCGGTTTTAGCAAAACGCGTGCTCGCGCCGATGGTGGGTCCACACGCTGGCTTCACACCGAAGGGCGCCCGGCATTCATCGCCAAGAACCGATTCAACATGCCGGAGCGCATTCTCATCCCCCAGCACTTCGATTTCGCGTCGACACTGGGCAAGTTCTTCCCGCAGCCGCAGGTGGGCGAGCTTATCACTGCGGCACCCAAACAGATGGAGGCCATCAATGAGTAATGAGTTTGAGTTGCCTGAAGTCTTCGACCCCTCGCAGTACGTGGGCACCACAGATCTTGTGCCGATCCCGCCTGGTTGGCAGTCGGCGCAGATCGTCGAGGCCAGTCGCAAAGAGGCGTTGAATAATAGCGCTAGCACCTATGTGCTCGCGGTATTTGAGATCCTCGAAGGCGCGCATAAGGGAAGGAAAATCTTCCAGAATGTGACGCTCACCAACGCAAACCAGCAAGCGGTCGAGATTGGCCAGCGTTTGCTGACGGACATCTGCAACGCGCTCAAGATCGGGCCCCTCAAGAACCTCGAGGTGTTGCAGTACAAGCCGATGAAAGTGCGCGTCGGCATCAAGCGGGACAAGGATGGAGTCTATCCCGACCGGAACCAGATCACCCAGGTGCGGCCGTATGATTATGAGCCACCGAAGCGTGGTGGCGGCCCAGCATTGGCATCTCCGTCGTCACCGCAACCCACTGGTTCGGGTCCGGCAGCGGCTTCGCCTCCGTCGCCTTCAGCGCCGGCGACACCAGGCGGCAGCGCACCGTGGCGACAGCAGTGAGCACAACTAGGGTAGTCGGCGTCAAAAAGCGGCGGCGCCGGCTGCCCACTTTTTTCGGGGCATCCAATGTTGACTTTGCGAGGCTATCAGGAGGCGGCACTGCGCGAGCTGTTCATCTTCTGGCGCAACGGCGGAGGCAATCCACTGATCGTGATGGCCACTGGACTAGGAAAATCGGTCGTCATCGCCTTTCTCGTTAAGCAGCTGTTGACCGACCATCCAGGCATGCGGGTCCTGATCACCGCGCCTAATCGCGAGCTGATCGAACAGGATATCAAAGAGCTCTTGGCGATCTGGCCCGACGCACCAATCGGTATCAATTGTGACGGGCTTGGTCGGCGCGATACCGACGCACAGATTTTGTTTGCTCTAGTCAATTCGATCTACCGCAATCCCAAGGTCATTGGCGCACGCGATCTGATCATCGTCGATGAATCACATTTTATCCCCCACCACGAGCAAGGCATGTATCGCGCCACCATCGAGGCGTTGCGTGAGCTTATACCTGATCTGCGCGTCGCTGGACTGACTGCAACGCCTTATCGCCTTGACAGCGGGCACCTGTGCGAGGGCGAAGGCCACATCTTCGATGGCATTGTCTACGAGTACGGCATCGCTGAGGGCATCCGCGACGGCTGGCTGTCGCCGCTGTCATCGAAGGCAACCTATTCGATTATCGATGTCTCCGGTGTCGGCAAACGCGGCGGTGAGTTCATTACCGAGCAGCTTGAGGCTGCGGCTCTTCGGGGTGATATCGTCGTACGCGCCTGCAACGAACTCGCCGGCTACAAAGGCTGCCGCCGCGCCTGGTTAATCTACTGCGTCGGGGTAAAGCACGCCGAAATGGTGCGCGGCGAGCTGCGTGCCCGCGGCATCGATTGCGAAATGGTGCTGGGCGAGACGCCGAGCAAGGAACGTGACCGTATCATCGAGGATTTCCGCGCCGGGCGACTGACCGCGCTGGTTTCGGTCAATGTGCTTTCCTACGGATTTAATGTCCCGCATGTCGATTTAATCGCGATGCTGCGCCCGACATGCTCGACCGGGCTCTATGTGCAACAAGTTGGCCGCGGCACCCGCAAAGCGGACGGTAAGAAGGATTGTTTGGTTCTCGACTTCGCCGGCAATGTACGACGTCACGGTCCAGTTGATGCCGCCGCAATCAACGTCGACGACCGAGGAAGAAAAAAGGACGAGGCGCCGGTCAAAACCTGCCCGTCATGCCGTGAGATCGTAATGCTAGCGGTCAAGGAATGTCCGTGCTGCGGGCACGTATTTCCAGGTCGCGACATCTCACACAAACCGATTGCCGACACGGTTGAAATCCTTGCCAGCCAGCGCAGGCGCTCCGACTGGCTCGAGGTCGAGGATGTGCACTACTCCTACCACGCAAAAGACCCGCCTTCGCTGCGCGTGAGCTATCAGTGCGGTTTCGAGAGCTATCACAAATGGGTCTGCCTCGAACATCAGGGCTGGGCGCGCATCTGCGCCGAGAAATGGTGGCGACAGATGACCGGTGGCGAGCAGCCGCCGCGTACCGTCGATGAGGCGCTCCAGCGACAAGATGAATTGCTGTCGGTGACGCACATTCAAGTCGCACCAGCAGGCAAGTACTGGGAAATCACCGCCTATCGCGTCGAGCTCGAAGATGGCGACACGCGCGAGTTCGACCGCAACATGAACCGCATGAACGTGCCGCCGCCGCCTCCACCACCAATTAACGACGAGATCCGATTCTGACAGGGAGAAACAGATAATGCACGGCGATTTTGGTGAGCAGCGAAGGTGATGCACCCCGCGATCACCCGCTACACGACGCTACAAGACCAGGCAACCGACTGCGTGCGGGGTCTGCCGACGGCGCGCGTGGT